GTGTTGGCGGGCAGCGCGGTTGGCGACGTGCCGCGCGATGCCATCACATGGCACGACAACAAATACCAGCGTTGGGCCGCGTTCGGCACCGACACGCATCTCTGGGCCTATTTGTTCGACACCCAGACCCTCTACGACATCACGCCAACCGGCGCGCCGCCGATCCTGCCGCCGGGCTTCCCCTCGGGCTACGGCCTCGGCAATTACGGTGACGGCGTCTACGGTATTTCGAGCGGCACCGGCACACCGATCGGGCCGCCGGGTATTTTGGGGCATCCCACCGATTGGTGGAGCATGGACAACTTTGGCGAGCTGCTCGTGGTCGTGCCGACCCAGGACGGGCATTTGTATGTCTGGGACCCGAACACGCCAACGGTGCATGCCACCCAGGTGCTCAACGCGCCAGTGAAGAACCGTGGCGTGATCGTCACGGATCAGCGGCATGTCGTGCTGTATGGCTCGGATGGCGATCCACGCAAAATCGCGTGGTCGGATCAGGAGGACATGACGGTCTGGGCGGCCAACGTCACCAATCTCGCCGGCGACAAGCAACTGGTCACCTCGGCCGCCGCGCTGACGGCGGTGAAAGTGGCCGCCGGGATCATGCTGTTCACCACCAACGACGTGCATCTGATGCAGTATGTCGGCGCGCCCTACGCCTACGGCATCACCCAGATCGGCACCGGTTGCGGACCGATCTCGCCGCGCGCGGTGGCCGGCGCCGGCTCGTTCGTCGCCTGGATGTCGCAGCAAAACTTTTGGTTCTGGAACGGCAACGTTCAGCCGCTGCAATGCGATGTGAAGAACTGGTTTTTCAGTGTGCTCAAGGCCGGTGGCGCGGGGCGGCTGTTCGGCTCGGCCAACCCGCAGTTCGCCGAGTTGTGGTGGGACTTCCCCGACGAGACGGCGGCGACCGATGAGAACGGCAACTTCGAGAACAACCGCTATATCGCGATGAACTACACGACCCAGCCGGGCTACTGGCTGCTCGGCAAACGCGCGCGCACGGCGGGTGATCGGATCGGCACGCTGGACTTTCCCGTCCTCGGCGGCGCCGGCCCCGATGGCACCGGCGGCGCGCTCTATCAGCACGAGTCGGGATATACCGACAATGGTGTTCCGCGCGCGTCCGCCGGGCAGGTCTATGTCGAGAGTGGCGCGCTCAATGGCGGCGAGGGAAACAATCGATTTCATGTGCGGCAGGTCATTTTCGACGCCACCGCCAATCCGGCGTTGCCGGCGCCGTTCGGCTTCCGCTTCCTGTCGCGCGAGGAGCCGTGGGACAGCGTGGAGAATGACAGCGGGCTCTACACAATGACTCATTCGGGGCTGATGGACACGCGTCTGTCCGGTCGTTCGGTGCGGTTACGGATCGAGGCCACGGCGGACGCGCCGTTCTCGGTTGGACGGCCGAGGCTCGACATGAAACGGGGAGGCGGCAGATGACGACGAGCCCGCGCCGGTTTCCCGCCGCGCCGTTCACCGCCCCGGTTGGCGGTGATATCGATCAACGCCTCGCCCAGGTCGCCCAGGCGATCAATCGCAAAGCGGACAGCACGGCCGAGCCGACCTTCGCCGCGATCCTGTTCACGGCGAGCGACGGCTCCACGTGGCGGCTGCGGATCAGCCCGGCGGGTGCCACGGTGGTCGAGCAGGTGACATCATGAGTTTGTCACCGGAGGAGAAACGGGCGCGGTTCCAGAAGGCGCTGTTCCTTGCCGGAAATACGCACGCGGTCGAAGATGTCGCCGCCTTGGTCAAAAGCGGGCTTGCCCAGTTCTGGGAATATGGGGATGGGTTCGTGGTGACCGAAATCCACGACGCGCCCCGGCTCAAGGCGATCCACTACTGGCTGGTGTCGGGGGATCTGCGGGATTGTCTGGCGCTACAACGGGAAATCGATCCATGGGCGATCGAAGAGGGCTGCACGCGGGCGACGGCGGCCGGTCGTCGTGGATGGTTGCGCGCCCTGGAGCCGGATGGCTGGAAGCCGCAGCCGAACTGGTTCGGCGCCTATAAAACACTCGTTCCGCGAGGCGATCATGAGCTTTAAGAACAAGGGCGGCTCACAGACCACGACCTCCAGCCAGGATACCAGTTCAAGCACGCAACTGCCGGACTGGCTGACCAATGCCGCGCAGGAGGCGGTCGCCCGGGGCGTCGCGCTCAGCAACCAGACCCCGGTGCCGTTCTATCAGGGTGAGGCGGTCGCCAATCAGTCCTCCGACACACTCGCCGCCTATCAGGCGGTGCGCGGCCTCCAGGGATCGGCCGACCCCGCGTTCGGCACGGCGGCGAACGCCTGGGGTGGCCTGATCGGACAGGCCAACCCGATCACCGCCGACGAGATCAACCAGCTCAGTCAGTCACTCTACGGTAACTACAACGCCAACGCCGGCGGGCAGGCACAGCAGCAATTCAATTGGGCGCAGGGCCAGACCCAGCAGGGGCTGAACGCCGCGCAGGCGAATACGCAGGGATTGCTCGGCTCGTATCTCGCGGGCGCCGGCCCGGCGACGGCGGCCCAGGTCGGCGCCAACGCCACCGCGCTGATGTCGCCTTACACGCAACAGGTTATCGATCCGGCGTTGCGGGCGGGGCAGCAGCAACTGGCCCTGGCGCAGCAGGGGATCTCGGCCAAGGCCAATCAGGTTGGCGCCTTTGGCGGTTCGCGGCAGGGCGTGGAGTCCGGCGTGGCCGACGCGCAGACCGCGCTCGGCACCCAGCAATACATCGGCAACATGCTCAACACGGGGTGGGGCCAGGCCCTGACGCCCGCCTACAATCTGGCCAACAACGCCTCCCAACAGGGCTACAACGCAGGGGCATTGCTGGGTCAGCAAGGCTACAACGCGGCCGCCCTGGCCGCGCAGCAGGGCTACGGGGCGGCGGGACAACTGGCCAGCCTGGGCGGGCAGGCCTACGGCCAGGGCCTCGGCCTGGGGCAGGGGACTGCCAACCAAAATTTGCAAGCGGGCCTGTTGGCGGGGCAGCAACTGCCGGGGCAGGCGGTCACCCAGGCCAACCTCGACCAGCAGCAGGCCGCCGCGTTGCAGGCCTCCGGTTCGGCGCAGCAACAGCACGAGCAGCAGATCGTCGACGAGCAGATGGCCAACTGGGCGTCCGCGTATAATCAGCCATACCAGAACCTGGACACGCTGCTCGCCTCCGTTGGCGCGGTGCCCTACGGCACGAGCACGACGGGAACGGGCGGCAGCAGCACGACGCAGAAGACCGATCCCGGCCTGCTTAACACCATTGGCGCCTATGTCGGCTTCGGCACGAAGATCGCCGGCGCGGTGGGCGCGGGAGGGGCATAAGCGATGTCTGGATCACTTCAGGGGCCAACATTCTACGGGCAGCCGCTCGACATGGTGAATTATGGCGGGTCGTTACAAGGCCCAACGGCGACCGGTGCGCCGTTGGACTCCGGCTTTAACTGGAACGCGGCGGCGAAGGCATTCGGCGCGGGCAGTGGCAGCAGCGACGGCCAACCGGTCCCCGGCACCGTTCCCAATCTCGCACCACAGAACGCGCCAATCCCCAACTCGCCGGTCGGCCGGCCGAGCCAACCGGTCAACCTCCGCGATCTGCTGACCCTGCTGATGCAACGCCAGCAGATGTATCAGCAGGCGGCGATCGGCCCCGCCGGGGCTGGCGGGCCGCCACAGATGCCGGCACGCCCGCCTGGGCTACTGGGATTGTAGGGGGACGCCATGGCCGACGATCAGACGACCGCCGCTCCCACCCCTGGCATCGACTACTCCGCGCTCACGCCGCAGATGGTCAGCGCGCTGATCGCCCGCGCGACCCAGCAGCTGCCCAACATCCAGCCGGATCAGACGCCGGTCGATAACTCGGGCTTCTGGGGCGGGCTGCGGCACGGCATCTCCCTGCTCGGCGAGTTCGCCGGCAGTCCCGGGCCGGAGGTGCTGAAGACGCTGTCGCCGGCGGAACGCGAGCAGGCCGGGTTCCAGGCGCTGTCACGCTTCGGCACCGGGCTGATGGCGGCCTCGCACTACGTGCCGGGCCAGACCTTCGGATCGAACCTCGCCCAGGGCTTCCAGGCGGCGGAGCACGGCTACGACACCACCGCGCGGCAGGCGGCGGGACTGCTCGGCGCCCAGCAGGCTTACGCGATCCAAAACCAGCAAGCGGATCTGGCGAAGCTGAAGGAAGTCATCCCGCTGCTGCAATTGCAGGCGAGCCAGCGGGCGGTCGCCGGAGTGCCTTACACGGTGGGCGGCGGTGGAAAACCCGGAACGCCCCCGCCGGGAACCAGCATCGCGACCGGCGGGTCGATCGCCCCACCGGATATCAACTCCCCGGCGGGCGAGGTCGCCAAACGCACGGCGGCGTTCTGGTCAGGCCAGGGTCTCACGCCCGAGCAGGTCGCCGGCGTCATGGCCGCCGGCCCCGGTGCCGAGAGCGGCTTCAATCCCACGGCCACGGGTGATGATGGCGCGTCGCATGGGATGTATCAGCACCAGGGCGACCGCTGGGC